CGCTCCCTGCTTCAGCAAATCGAATTGAAACTGTTCGCTCTTCGGGCAACTTGTTTACTTGTTCAAAGCGCCATCGCATCAAAGCAATAAAGTTTCGGCGTTGATCTGCCTGTAAAAATTGAACATCATAAGTTCCTTCGATAATATTGCCTTCAGTGAACAATGCGGAAATTGGAACAGGACTCACGCTTATCTCACCCGTGCTGGTTGTCGGTATTACAGGCACAAAGCTAAACTTTCCATTGCTGATGGCAAAATCCAACATGAAAAATGGTGCTATCCCCGTCACGTAATCACGCAGGTTGACAGGTTCGGTAAGTGCTCCGTTGAAAAATAGTTTGTTCGTTTTTAAGAATGTACATGTTGTGCTGAAGCTTTCTTTGTCAATCAACTCATCACTAAAAGTCTTTCCCATGCCTGCTGTTACGTCAGTCATGAGATAGTAAATAAGATCAGGGAGCAGATTGCTCGGGCCTATCGTATTGAGTTCTGATGGTAAGAAACGCTTTACTTCGATACCACTTTTCAGCCAAACCCTTAATTGATCAATTTGAGAGAAATTGCGACCTGATCGCAACGCCAGCCCGCAGCTGGTCAGCTTATTATAGTCAGCAGTGTACAACCTATTTTTGATCATCTCGTTAACGTACACAATATTGTGCTCAGGGGATGACTGATTCGATGTTGTACGTTCTGTGTAATTGCTAAAGTCAGTAATCTGTGCATTTATCTCAAACAAACGCTCGGCACTTAGAGATACATCGATTTGTTCATATGTCGTTCCAGTGATTTGATAGTAAACACCAACTTCCGATCCAGCATCCCTAAAAGGATTACCGCTTGACACGGTTCGAATGTCGCTTATTTGCGTTCCGGTTGACCAGTCTCCTGTAGTGCTGCCAGCAACAACACTTACCCGTTCGTCGTCGTAGACCCTTGTTTGACCAAATGCTCTGATGATATCTGGGGGCGAATTGACTACGGTTGCCTGATACGCAATCGTGATATCTCTCCCCCCTGATGACAAACTAATGTTTGCCCTTCTGATTGTTCCTGGCGCATACCCCGAAGCACTACCTAATACTTCATAGCTGTACCCGTTCTCTCTTCCCCCTGGTGAGCTAAGGGTGTTTGTGCTGGCAATTTTAATTTCGGGACCGGCCGATGAATAGCCCATAGGATTTCGGGCGTTGCCTGCGCTTAATGGGACACGGCAACTAAACACATCTCCGCTATTCATCCCGTTTGAGCTGGCAGTGACAATAATGGAGGTCATGCTCCAAGCGCGCCAGCCAGGAAAATAAAGATTGCTAGTAGGGAAATTCTGGTTCACGACTCCGTTAAAAGTCAACGTGATCCATCGATTATTTCTTAATGCAAAATTTCTAGTTGAGGATGCAGTTTTGCCCCAGTAATCAGGTCTGCCAAAGACTTCTTGATAGAAAGCAACGGATCTATATTGCGTGCCCGTAGGGACTGAAGTCCAGCCGGTTGAATAAACAGACGTAGCAAATGTATCTACATCATTTTCGAGGTCTGGATATAACTCCGCAATGATTACCTGCGCGGGAACGTTTCCAAAAATGGGCGTATCTGTCGCGTTATTTGTAACGCCTGTTCCCATCTCTGGGCAGAATTCGATCTCACCTTTTCTTACGATCCGCCCTGCTGCTTGAATGGAAAACTGACCATAATCAGTTGTTGCGCTTCGGTTTAAAACTGCACCTTGGCTCTGCCAATTGGTCAGACGTGCATCCAGTAACCAGAACTCTGCATCGTCTGGACTGAATTGCGTCAAGTCTGCACCGTTTTTTGGTATGAACTTAAACTCATACTCCCTTATCTCTGGATGAACAAGCCGAATGAAGTTGTACTGATCCACGGGACGTGAACCCTTGACAGCAAATTGCTCACCTAGCGGGCGCCATGCATACTCTTGATTGTTCTCATCCACCCCGGCCGGGCGTAAAAATATGGTGAATACTGATGTCCTGTCAAAGTATAGATTCATTGATCCTGAATTGATGCTATCTCCTTTTTTGTCTGCCCTGATTAGTGCGTCAGGTGATAACAAAGAACTGAAGTTACATAATCCATTGGCACGATTCCATACCTGACTCTTCAAGCCAAATTCAGTTACCTCACACGGTCTTGTGTTTCTTACTATGCCAAAATTGACGCCCATCAAGGGGAAATAACCAGGCCCGACGACTAACCCGTTGTTTTGATCCGCACCACCGTAATCATATGTTCCTTGCCCTTGATCATCTGTGAATATGCCTCGGGTAACTACGTTGCTGCTAACAAAACCAACCTGATTGCCTGGTGCGTTATCTGCAAATATGTCGATACATTCGAGTTCAATGTTTTGTTCGTTGCGTTGTTGGAACGGGCCGATTGCTCCTAATCCCCAAACGTCTACGGCTCTTCTTTTTACAACCCATACCGTTCTCGCGATCATCACAATCTGTCCGACCTGAAGGAAGTCGTCTGCTTCCTCTCGCATACTGATGGTGGTGTTATTGATATCATCAACGTTTACATCGTTTCTGTCTGCTCCGTCCCAATATTTATCCTCTGGCATTACATAGCCGGTGATGACAAACGTCGCTCGATCGCCGATAGAAACTGATCTAAGAACCTTATGCCCATTTGCACCACCAGGGGCGACCTCTTGGCCGTTTAAGAAACGCAGACCCATCCTGCGCCCATAGTCACGGCCCACCCCTTTTTGACCTTCACGCTGCATTTGAGTTGCGTTAGGCGGTAAACCATAAGAACCTGAGACCTTGACTCGATCTCTTGCTGAAATCGATAACTGATCGCGGAATTCCTCTGGACTTATATCATCAATATTTGAAGGATTAGGAAGCGGAACTAGTTTAAAATTCACACGGTATCCGGTCCCATTGGCAATGGCGCCATAACAACCAAACGTTGTATTGCTAGATGGAGTGTAACCTTGCGAAAATGAGGTGTCATTTTGCGCCATGATGCTAGGCGCAAGGAAAATATCATTGTTAGTTTGAGGATCGCCCGCGTCTGGTGTTGCTCTGGTTCCATAAGCGAAATTTTTGGCAAATATTCTTCCGTTTACATTAGTATTCCGGTTCCAATAAAAGGCAAACGTATTCTTGTAAACTGCATCGAGCCCTACGGTCCCTAGAAATATCCCTTCCAAATCAGGTCGAGCAATTCCCTCCCCTAGCCCCTGCTCGCCAATGACAAGCATGAGCTTAACCCCTTGTTCGACCCCATAACTAAAGGCACGAGACCATACCATTTGCCCAGCCGCCAAAATCCCGCCTATTTCTTCCTCGCGGTATCCAAAAACAATAGCTATTGGTTCTGCATAATTTGCAATATCTGAGATTGTGTCAAACCCGCTTGTAGCGCCAAATCGCTCCGTTCCTTGCCTACTAGCCAAAAGAATACTTTTGCTCTGCCTTTGCTTTTTATCTACACTTTTTTCTGTAGTAGCTGAAGGCTTTTCAACCTCTGGCCGCAGCAACGCCGATGCTGCTTGCAATGCAATCCCTACAGCAATACTTATGCCAATTGTGACAAGTTCGCATTTTGCATCAGGTATTAACTCATACCCGGCAGGGCGCGCACGGCCTAAAAACTGAACCTCTTTAACATGCTGTCTATATTCCTCTTCAGTACACCCCAGCAGTCTGATCAGCTCTTTTTCAAAGGGCAGTAACGGACTAGCCAATAGTTTTCCAAAAGCGGCATGGGGCACCAACTGACTGCTTCCGTCATCGTATTGATGTAAAGAGCGCCGCGTTCCCATATGACTCCAAACATCGGGCGTTGCCCGCCAAACAGGATTACATCCCCATCATAACTACTTCCATTGACACGATTTCCCCATTTCAACAAATCCCGAAGATGATTGAATCTAGGCTTTTCGTACCAATCTTTTTTGAAAGTTGGCGTCGGGATTTTCATCTTATATAAAGCAGAATAAACAAGCTGGATACAATCGATATAACCATCCCCACCCCCGAGACGATATGGCCTCCCAATGAGATCAGAGCAACTGGATATTGGAACTGGTAGGAAGGTTTCCAACTAGCCTCTGGGATAAACGACGAGAAGGTACATCAGAACCAACAGCATCTATTAACGTGTTTAACTGTACGTTGATAATAGTTTCCGCCCATCCCGTCGTTGCTATCTGACCAACGTAAGTATGTAATGGTTCTTGCTTTGTTTTATCTTCAGGGTCAAATAATACAACCTTAACTTTAGCGATCCAACTCTCTCTCGCTGCTAGAATCGCCCATTGACGTGATACATCGCTATTTGGGAAGATCAGAGTGGCGTCAATATTGTCACCTTGGCGATTTGCCGTTAAGCCGCTGAAGCCAAATGGCACGAATGAATAACCGTTATAGTTTTCTTTTATCCAAAAGTTTTGCCAATAGTACACAGCGGCACCATGATTGCTATTGCTTAGCTCTAAAAACTGCCCTACTGCAAAATCCATAATTACACTCCTACTTTTCTGCGCGTAGTTGGTGACATTTGTAATCTGCGTAATGCGCGGGCTTCGCCTTGTTTGCTTGCTTGATCAACGATCGATGGTATTTGATCCTGACGAATGTAATTGGTATTGTCCATTTGCATTACTCCGCCGCTGATGTTTATTTGAGATGGTTGTTCAGGCGGCAAACTACCGCCGCCTCCTGTGGGGCTTGCTCCCCCCACGACTGCATCCCCACGTGCTCCACTGTTATATCGACTCATCGCTGCATCCATTTTGTTTTCTGGGATGACGTATTCAGATTGCCCGCCTTCCCCTATAAGTGCAGGCGTAGGTCCGTCAACGTAGCCACCTTGGGCCAAACCTGGAATATTCAACCCAGCTCCAAGAGCACTGAACCCAGCCTGTAAGAACATATTGCCTAAGTTCCCCAAAATATCGCTCAAAATATCTCCCCATTCTTTGGTGCCTTTAATCAGACCTTGT